ATACGGAACTGCGATTCTGCGGGATAAAAGTTATCCGTATCCAGGAGGTCGGACATGATTACGGTATACTGCGAATCACTTGGCTGTGGTACGATCAGTCTGTTTGCAAAGAAGGTGCCAAAGTTTGTACTCGGACATTCCACTCTGCCCGCTGTGGGGGTTGCATTATTCTTAAGCGTAAATGCGGTGGGGGTCGTGTAATCGCCGTCCCATTCGAGCGGATCTTTACCGGTGCCACGAAACAGGATTAGTTTCTCCATCGCCTGCACGAAGCTCGCATTATCCCCGCTTGCTACCGTTTGACCGCCAGGATATGCGATATCGATACCGCTATTATTCTGATCATTCCATAGGATTACCTTATCCTTTGTGGCACAGGCGATAAATTCTGTTCCTGTTACCGGGTCGGAAAATAAGGTGGATGCAAATACTTCCTCTGTGCCTGCGGAATAAGTAAGGGATACCCCGCCTGCTTTAAATTCTATGCCTTTGCGTACAGATGCAATATCTCCGTCTAGTCGCATATTCTGCGATGTTTCAACAGTACCGCCCTGTAGAGTAGTAGGCTCCAGGTAACTATCAATACCACGGAATCCGCGATCTCCATCCGTGAGAATAGGATCATCCATTCTGCCTATTGGTTCGTACCTAGCCATTACTTCTTTAACTCCTGATAGAGTTTTATGCTCATGTAAACGAGTGTGACTGCCCCTACTGCAATACCTAAGAATGTATCTATCGTGGATAATCCAAAGGTTGCGGCAGTTCCGCTCATGCCTGCTACTGAGACGCGATCAAGCATTATCTACGCCCTCCCGGTGTGAAGTAAAACCCCACAATCATCGGCAACACGACTGATGTTTGGAAGAGGCAGAGGTGTCCTGTAGTGACGACCAAATTGGCTTGCTCTGCCGGAAAACTGAGGAGTCCGAAAAGTATCTCTGTTTTTCCTTCCCCTGTAATATTTGTTGTACTGAGGAGTGGGACTGATGGGAAAATAGCTGTGATGCATGTGACGAATGAGATTGTACCCATCCCAATGAGCGCGAGCATCCTACGAGTTGCACGAGTAAAAGCACCCCCATCACCGCTGTTGAGACTTTCCTGGAACTTAATTGCAAACTCGTTATTCCGAGCCTCTCTTGCCATTTCAATCTCATACTTCTGTTGCCTCGAATCTGTGAGCATTCCAAACACGCCCTTGAGGATACTGCCCATTGCGGCTGATCCTCCACCCGTCAAAAATAGTGTAAGTAGCTCGAACATTATTTAGCATCTAGTTTCTCAAATAGTTTCTGTACATCCCGCCTGCGGTCTTCGGAGAGTTTGGTCAGATGCTCGACATCCTTGGATTGCCCGGCATCGCTAATCTCGATCTGACGGAGACGCTCTTTCATGTCATCGATCTCCCACTTGTTGCGTTTGATGAAGAATGCAAGGATTGAGATGGCAACGCCAACTCCCGCAAACATGTAGTGTGAAATCTCCATCTCACTCTTCCACCTTATCGCGAAGTCGATCCAACTCCTTTTCTAAATAATTAAGTCGCTCAAACTGCTGATAGTCTGAGGTAATCGGAGCATCCTGCATCTCTACCAAATGATCGAGATCCGCTTTTGCCTGCTCTGCGAATTTCTCAAGGTGCATCATGCGAGCAGATAAATCGCCAAGCAGAGTGCCTTCGTGTTGCACTCGCCCCAGGCTATTATCGAGTTCGTTAATCTTGTTCCAAATGACGGAGTAGCCCCATACAGCGGTGCCAACAATGGCGATAACTTTCGCCATGAATGCGAGGTTTGCTTTGACCTGTACATTCTCTCCGACCTCAGTCGCCATTACTCGCTAATTGTCCACTCCTCGCCTGCAAGAATCGCAAGTATCTCGGAATGCGTATATTGAGTTTTACCCACTAAGAATGAAGGTGTATCACCGACAAACTTTACGATAGTCTTAGTACCCGCGAGATTGTATCTAAGCGTGTCTGCCGAGGTTTCCAAGACTTGATCAAAATCAACTGTACTAATTTCCGATGCGTCAATAATTACATAATTTCTGCTCATAACATTTTAAGGTGTATCGGATGAAAAACTTGCTTGGTTTTGGATAGTTGCGTCATTTCCTGCACTACCCTCATCGGTAACAGTCGATCCACTTCCGTCTTCCATTCTCCACCAATTGGTTGGCGAATAAGAGGATAAGTCGTCCGCAGATCCTGAATTGTATAAACTACTCATGCTTCCACTTAAATCGGATGGTATTAAAGCAACTTCATCCATGCGGACTTGTAGACCATTGTGAGTTGCAGGTTTACCATAAATGTAGTTACCGTCAGCAAAGAAGTTACCTGTGCATCCTGTTATTGTGGCTACAAGGTTGTTATTGGCGTACAACTTCCTCGTTCCTGAACCATCATTAGTGTATGCAATGTGATTCCATCCCGTAGAAGTTAGATGAGCTAGGTAACCACTATATGCATAACCTCCTGTTCCTTTTGAATTATTACCCGCAGTTATCGAAGCATCTACAACCAAGATAAATCCATCACCATTTGTCTGTCGTACTCCGTATTGAAAATAAGAATTACCTGAATATCCTTTAGCCTCACTATTAAATATCGCCCAAGTATTCTGATTGCCTGAAGGAGAAACTCCTTGTATCCAAAAACTAATTGTCCATGCAGATGCTCCACTAAGTTGGAATGAGCTACCTGCTAATAAACCATCATCAACCCCGTCAAATTGTAGGCTGTAATCGTTGGCGAATGAGGCACCACCAGGCACTGCGGATATAGCCGATGCTCCGAAACTAGGAAGTATGAAAGTCATCGGATTAGGATGCTGTATCGCCCGCTAGAACAAACACATCTGCCACGCAACTGATCAATCCTGCTACTGCATACTGCCCCGCGGTCTTGGTGTGCGATTGGCGGTTATAGAGTGTCGAACTTGATGTGGAAAAGGTAATCTGCCCCGCTCCGTATTGTATGACTGAGCAATTAAATCCTAATCCCAATCCGCTTGGCAGAGTAACAGTAATCGCAGATCCGTTGGTGAACTTAATCACCTTGCCGTTGTCTCCCGCTACTAGCGTGTAAGCTGTTCCTGTCTGCTCGTTAATACTAGCGTCAAAGTCTTCGAGCTTGTTACCGCCCAGGTCAACTGTTCCGCTTGATACCGCAATCACATTTGTGTCAGCTGTGCCGACAGTCTTAGTAGCCGCATCACCGAGTCCGAGATTGGTGCGGGATGTTGCGGCACTTGCGACATCGTTCAGATTGTTGCTTGCGACAAGGTCGCCCTGGGGAGCCTGCGTCATTAAATTTGTTACGGTAATCTTCTTAGTGGTTGCGGTTCCTGCAACATCATCAACGATTGCCAAGAGGTCGGCTCCGGCGGGAGTCGTCAGAGCGGTAAGTTCAGTAATTTTTTTGTTAGCCATTTTATTATTCGGTTAAGATTGCTTCGTTTAATTCGGTTCGTAAGACCTCATCGGCCTCGGTTGAAAGGAAAGGTGGTGTATCGAATGCAAGAAAGTTACCATTCTCTGTGATCATAAAACGCCCGTCCTCTGTGCGAATAACGCCATCAGGACTTGGCACGCCACTTGTCGTAAATGGACGAGGCGTGCCAACATTAAGATCGAGTGCTAGTGCCATTATACATTATAGGCAATTACCGCACCGCTACTCAGAGTGATTCCGGTTATGCCTCCGTAGAGCGCTGTGTTTGCGGATAGTGTGGTATTGTCCTGGGACGCGGTAATATCACTTAGGTTCTCCACATTACTCGTAATGCTGTCGATAACCGTATCCTCAGTCGCCACGATAGCGAACCAATTGCCTGTGTTTGCGGAGGTGTCATTGATGTACTTCCCTCCGTTTAGTCCTAATCCTCTGTATTCTGATGCCATGATTAAATATTGGTTTGGTATGTTGTTCCGTAAGTTACGAATTGTATAAAGTTCTGCTGACCCTGTTGGCGCTCCAACTTGTCATGCTCCATAGAAAGAAGTGATTCGGCCTGCTGAAAAGC